CTTCCTGAATAGCCGGTATAGCTGTGTAGTCTGTATAAGTTTCTGCCGCGGCTATACCGTACGGGTTAATTTCATGATAAGGATTATCGGCCGTATGAGTAGTGGTAACGCTAAAAGAATATTTATCTACGGCTGTAACAGTTTTAGTGCCGTTATATTTAGTGCCTGCGCCTGAGATGGTAACGCTCTGGCCTACGTAAAAGACATCCATAATAGGGACATCAAAATAAACTGTACCTACTGTGCCTACGTTACTGTGAGCGATTATAGACTGTTGATTTTTCCATAGAAAAGGCAATAGGACGTTATCTGCAGCGTCGCAGACAGATTGCAAGGTCGCATCCGCGTAGAGAGTACCTACGCCTAGTGCCGTGCGTAATTCTGCGACTGTTGTCAGACTCATACTATTATCCTTTCTAAAGACTCCAGGGGTAGAAGGGCACTACCCCTGGAGCGACTTAGGGTGTTACTTATGCAGCGTTATTGAACTTGAACGCGCCGCCAGCTGAAGGAACCTTCGTAGCGATTGCGCCGTAACCGTAGTAACCAACTTCAACCTGACCAGTACCGACCTTGTCAGCGCGGAGCTGTAGGCGAGGTGACTCGTACCATGTGAAAGACTCACGGTTTACTACGACGATAGATCCGTCTGCTACTCCAGTAAGTGAGTAATCGACGTATAGGTCTAGGCCGAGGAGTGATCCACGGAGTGACTGTGATACTGATCCTGCCGCATTTTGTGGCTGTGATGCAATAAATAGAGGGCGGTTAGAAGAATCTACCATTCCCATGATGTTGCTCCATTGTGTAGGAGAAACGATTACGCCTGTTGCAAAGCGTAATGTATTTGTGTAGATGCTGTCTGATGCGCGAGCAATAAAGCCAGCCATCTCAGCGCCGTCCCATGGAAGGGTAATTGTTGTGCCGTCTGCTGTAGCGCCTGCCTGAATAGCTGTGCGTACTGCGACGTTAGTAGCCTTTGCGTATGCATCTGCCATAAGTGATTGCAATTCTGCAAAGAATGCAGGTGAAGTTCTGTCGAGAACCTCAACATCGAATAATTGCATTCCGGCGTACTTAGCGACGGTGACATCTAGGTACTCGATTTCGACCTGAGTATCTGAGAATGCGCCCTTTTCTGCTGCTGCTGCAACTGTAGGGACAGCCTTTACGCGTGGAATCTGAAACTTGAATCCAGCGTCTGGAAGTGTTCCTGTGCTGATCGCGTCGATAGATGGACGGCCAGCGGTAGACTTATTGTTAATGATTTCTGTTAGCTGACGTGTAGGTACGAGGCCTGCTACTTCTGTAGTGGTCGTATCTGATGCAGCTGCTAGGTATTGACGAGCAGACTCGTCTCCTAGCTGTGCACGAATTGAGTTTTCTAGGAATACTGCAGGGTTCGTGTCAATACGTGGCGCTGTGTACGCCATCGCCTTAATTGTAGGAGCAGCGGCCTCTACAGCCGCGGCCTCTACTGGTGTAACTTCGACTGTAGGTGTGTTTTCCACTTCTACTGCCTCGCTCTCTGTAGGTAGGGTTTCTTCCACGGCTTCGGCTGATGCCTCTTCCGCTGCTATCTCCAATACTTCTGCCGACTTGAATGCGGCTTCTGTTACTAGAGAAACTTCTTTCAGCTTTGCAGCTGTTACTACTGTATAACCTTCACGGCTAGGCTTTGACGCGATAATCTCTGCACCGATTGACAGCCCGGAGACCAATCCCTCGGATGCCATGATGAGGGCATCTGCACCCGCCTGGCTACGGCTTAGCTTGAAGGTCGCATAGATACCATCTTCACGGGTCTCAGCTGAAATCATTCGGCCTACTGGCTTTTTCATGTCATGCTGAGAAAGTAGCTTAATCTTTGTAGGGTCTGCGATCTCAATAGATCCGGCAGCGAATGTGTACGCGCCTAGATTAGTATTACCGATCTCGCCTGTTCCCATAGGCACGATCTTGCCTGAGATTTCGCGGCGATCTTCGCTGCACTCAATAGATGAGGCTTCAATATATAGAGTTTCCATTAGTTATCGCTACCGTTTCCGTTAGGTGTTAAGTCTTCCATCTCCATAGCCTGTTCAAGGTCAATAAGACCTAGAGATAGCATCTTCTCAATTACTAGGAGACGATCCATAGGCTCTACTCTTAGGAATGAAGAATCGAGGTCGAACTTCACATAGTGTCCAGCCGTAGAGATATCATCCATAGATAGTCTTTGTTCGATCGCGGAGATGTACGGCTGAAACGCTAAGGCGACGAGCTGTTTACGCTCATCTAAGATATTCGAGTACGTCATAGACGTATTCTGGTCGGCTGACAGGTAGTAGGCAGGAATTCCGCATAGGCGGCTAATTTCCGTAGCTAAATTCTGGATGGCTTCTGTGTAGAGCATTTCCTTAGGGCTGAATCCGACAGTCTCATAATTTAGAGTAGAAGTAAGATAAGCGGTCGAACGATTTTGACGCGCAGACTTGAAAGCTGCTAGCAATCCCTGAACCTCAGCCGGAGGGAGATCCGCACCTGTATTTTTAATATAACCTGTAGGCATTGGAGTACCTGCCGCGATAGCAGCGGCCTTTTGTACGTCAATCGCTGCCTGAATTGTACGAGCACCGGTAGTCAATATGCCTTCATTAAAAGATTGAAAAGTAACTAGAGATCCTAGGCCTGACATCGGACGAGGCTTACCATCTACGAGATATTGTGTAACGTATTGACCGTAAGGATCGACCTCGGTAGTTACGCGAGTGTTAGCGACCCACTCAAAGACTGCGCCTCTTCCATCCTCTAAATAGGTCTCTGTAATTTCGAGAAAGGCCTGACCGAAAAATAGGAGGCTGTCTACCAGGTAACTCATTGTCACGAATTGCGGCTGATGTTTAGACAGTTGATTTACCCAGCGAGGGGCTGCAATCTCTTCACCTGTGGACTTTTTCTTATACTCAAGTGAGATAGTACCGACTGTGCAAAGTAAGTCACGGCATCGCTTAACGGCGGGAACGCTCATCGCGGCCACGCGGGTTACGGCAGGGCTGAAATAGTAATTAGACGAGTAGAAGGCATCGCCCATAATTTGAGGGGCGGCTTGAGCTTCTAACTGTTTCGGCTTACGATCGAATAGACCCATAGGTCGTAATTATACACTACATGTAGTCTATTCGGTGTAGATCGCCGCTACCTGTTGTGGTTTCGTTAATTTCCAGACGATCATAGCGACGCTGATAGGGATTGAGATATCTCCAGCGCTGCGACGCTTGACGATTCTCCAGGCGCTGTCCGATACCTTCGCTGCCACATTGTCAAAGGATTCGATAATAGATCGCTGGCCATTGTGCACCATCTTTTTATTAACCATCGCGTCTAGTAAGTCTCCGCATGCCTGGTAGAAGTTATTAGAGCTGCAATCTTCTAGGACTTGCCCGGCGTTTATAAGGCGGTCAGCGATTGACTGTGTAGCGTACTTATCGAACATAATCTGTCGAGGTCTATAGATATCAGCCCACCCCTTAATTCCTGCAGCTACTTCTAGATCGTTAATGGCTATGTCATTCTGCCATTGTTGAAGTACGCCTACGCCTATGCGGCCGTCAGGCAATATCTGACCAGCGCAGAGACTAGCCATTCTTTTAGACGGTGAAACGTCGAAGGCAAAGACGGTATATGCACCGGGAGCCATCTCTAGAGAGTTATCTCCGCACTCCTCAAGCGATCCTGGAGGGAACGGTGATTGTAATGACGAGACCCACAAGCAAAGTAACTCGGTCATAATCGCGTCATGGCTAGAGGTCGATAGTGATTCCTCTATAGCCTCTTTAGATACGCGTATTCCTAGTGCCGGGTTAGCTTGAGCGACTCCATCCCAGAAGGCCTTAGAGTTCGTATCAACCTTGAGCATGGAAGGCGCTGAATATTCGTAGTAACCGAACGTCTTAGGAGGATTCTCGGCCGCTCTTTCTTTGAGCACATTAAGCGGTAAACTGAAACTATCGCCAGCGTTGCTAGTCCAGAAGGTCTGCCCGTCTGTAGCTCTAGTCGTAGGAGTAATAGCGGTGAAGGCCTCTTCTGACCATTCGCGGAGCTCATCGCCCCAGGTAAAGTGCGAGGTACGTCCACGAGAACCGTCACGCGTAGCGGCTACGACATCTAAGCGGCCGCCTCCGAACTCAGGTAGTAACTCGATCGACTCTGTGCCGTTAGCGTATCTGATCGCTTTTACTTGCAGGTTCAGGAAGTCATGGCTCTCGATTAAGTAGCACATCTCACGAAAGGATACTAAGGCCATAGCTCTATTAGATGAGGCTATGAGCACTCTAGGACTTTTAAATAGGAACAGGTGAGCCAGGCACATAATTCGCCCTAGATGAGACTTACCGGACTGACGGGCGACCAGAAGTAACCCGCTGCGCCTTACGAACTTCTCTTTACTGTCGATCGTGAAAAAATCCTTCACAATAAGTTCCTGCCACGGCATTAGAGGTTCCCCTAATTGCTTAGCGAATTCTATGACTTCATCGCCTCTAGTTTTACCTTTTAATAGTGGGGAATGCACCCTCGGTTTAGTTGCCCCTCGTAGCGCTCGGGAACCTTTAGTAACCATTAGGAACCTTCCGGGTCTGGTCGGACTGTGAAGGGTGAGTCTGTGACTGGTCTTGACCGAATCGGGGAGATATTGGAAGAATCAACAGTCTATAATTGCTCACAGTAACGTAGGCACAGTAGGTACAGTTTATTTTGATGTCCCTATTATGGATGTCTTTTACGTAGGCCAGAGCGTTACCATCTCAGGCGCAGGCACTAAATATAACGGCACTAAAACTGTTACAGCCGTAGATAAGTATTCTTTTAGCGTTACCACTACTCATACGGCCGATAATCCTTATCATGAAATTAACCCGTACGGTATAGCCGCGGCAGAAACTTATACAGACTACACAGCTATACCGGCTATTCAGGAAG